TGTGTTGTTATTATTTGAAGTGTTGGCTTTTAAAGCCTCGAAACCAACGGCAGTTGAGCCTGAACCTGTGGTGTTGTTAAGTAAAGCCTGATAACCCACCGCAGTTACACCAGATGCTGTGGTGTTGGAGTAAAGAGCGTTCATACCCAAGGCGGTATTGTTACTTGCAGAGGTATTTCCATTCAAAGATTGCATTCCAACGGCAGTATTGTTACCGCCTGAAGTCAATGACTGTAATGCTACCTGACCTATACCCACATTGTATTGTCCAGTTGCTACGCCTGTTCCCATGCACCTATCGCCAATGGCAACAGAATACGCAATAGTCGTTGCGTTATTCATCGTTCCATAACCAAGGCAAGTGTTTCCAACTCCTGTCGTGAGAGAGTATCCAGCGTAACTTCCTACCAAAGTGCAAAGACCACCAGTAGTAGTTTTGGTAAATCCAGCACCATTACCTATAAAAGTTTGAGCATTAGGTGTTGTGTTGTTGTATCCCGCCCTATGGCCTAAATAAGTATTAGCATCAAATGAACCATATATGTTTGTGTCGCTATATCCCGCTTGATAACCAATTGCAGTTATGCCGCTTGTACTTGTTACGCTTCGTGCCGCTTGATAACCTACCGCAGTTCCGTTAGATGCCGAGGTGTTTGAATAAAGTGCCTCAGTACCAATGGCAACATTACTAGCACCAGTGCTTGAAACTGCTGCATTGTATCCAAGCGCAGTTAAGAATGGTGTTCCACCACCTGACGTTTGATTTCCATACACAGTACCCAATGCAGTAGGCGTAGCAGCAGAAGCACCACCAGAAGAAGCAATCGTAATTGCACCACTTCCATTTGTAATCGTTATGCCAGAACCCGCTGTTAATGTTGCCTTGGTCAGCGTATTGCCTGTGGTGTTACCAATAAGCAATTGACCATCGGTGTAGGAAGTCTGACCACTACCACCATTAACTACTGGCAAAGCAGTACCTGAGTAGGTCATTGCCAAAGTGCCAGATGTAGTAATAGGTGAACCTGAAATACTAAACAAACTTGGGACTGTTGCCGCCACACTTGTTACAGTTCCAGAACTACCAGAGGCCGCAATGGTTTGATTAGGCCATGTACCAGTAACAGTTATATTTGTTCCCGCAACAATGCTAGGGGTTGCCGTTGCTGTGCCACCATTTGCCACGGGCAGTAAACCTGTTACGCCTGTAGTCAATGGCAAACCAGTTAAGTTTGTTGCAACACCGCTAGTAGGAGTTCCCAAAGCGGGAGTCACCAATGTTGGGCTTGTTGCAAAAACCAATGATCCTGTGCCTGTTTCATCTGTTACAGCAGATATTAGATTTGCTGAACTAGGAGTCGCTAGAAAGGTTGCCACGCCCGTACCCAAGCCGCTAACGCCTGTAGCGATAGGAAGACCAGTAGCGTTGGTCAAAGTACCGCTAGAGGGAGTACCAAGAGCAGGAGTAACCAAGGTTGGGCTATTGGCAAACACCAAAGCACCTGAACCAGTTTCGTCTGTTACGGCAGAAGCTAGATTGGCAGATGATGGAGTACCCAAGAAAGTAGCTACACCACTACCCAAACCACTTACGCCAGTTGAGATTGGCAGTCCTGTTAGGTTAGTTGCCGTACCAGAAGCAGGTGTTCCCAATGCGGGAGTCACCAAAGTAGGACTGTTTGACAACACTACATTGCCTGTACCAGTAGAAGAAGTTACACCAGTACCACCATTTGCAACAGGCAGAGTGCCAGTAATGTCAGCAGTAGAAAGACTTACTGCATCCCATGTAGCGTTTGTGCCATCAGTCTGAAGATACTTATTTGCATTACCTGTTTGGCTAGGCAAAAGGTTATTCAGACCACCTGCGGCAGTAGAAGCACCTGTACCGCCATCAGCAACTGCTAGATCGGTAATGCCAGTAATTGAGCCACCCGTGATTGCCACGCTAGAAGATGTAATCGGGCCAGTAACACCCGCTGTTGCCGTGACAGCACCTGTCAAAGTTGAAGTGCCTGTTACCGCTAATGTGGTACTTGCTGTAATTGCTTTAGCCGCTAGAGTAGTGTTAGCAACTGTGGCAGTACCTGTAGCCGCACCAAGATTCAAAGTAGTAGCCGCACCAAATGCGTTTACAGTTGTAGATACAGTATTAAAAACGCCTTGTGTTGCAGTACCAACAATGTCACCAGTTGTATCGTCAATTGTGACTGCACTGTTTTGAATGATCTTACCTGTGGTTGAATCAAACCTAGCAATAGCGTTATCGGTGCTAGAAGCCGCACCATCCGTCTTAGTTGCAACAGCAGTAGCAATGTTGTTGTACTCAGTGTCAATCTCAGTACCTTTGACAATCTTTAAGGGATTGCCAGGTGATAAGTTGTCTTTAGTCGCAAAGTTTACTGTTTTGGTGTAGTTACTCATGGTTTACCTCTTATGCCATTTTGCCATCTTTGGCTTGAATTTCAATCTTTTGAAGGGATAACTGTGTGCCGTTAATCGTTGTCTCATAACCTGTCTGGACAATTTTACCCGCACCAGATGCGTTTGCTCTCAATGTCTTAATTGGGATGCCACTTGTGTATTCAGCAGTTCCATATTCAGCAGTACCATACTCATAACTTACTTGCGTAGGAATATAGATATTTTGAGCTTGATAAGCACCAGAATAATCAAAGCCCCAATTGATTGTTAAGAACTGATTTGAGCCACCAATAACAATGGCTGAAATAGTCTTTAAAACAGAAATCTGATTAGGATTTCCAAGGTCAGCATTGTTGGTGTAATAGGCAAATCGGTAAGTGGATGTGTCATCTAAGTAACCCGTGTATTTACCGATATACCCATTCTTGCCAATGTACAAATCACCATTTCTGAGTGACCGCAAGGATGTTGGTGCAATAGAGTCCCACTTAGTGACCCTAGATGCCCCATCTTGCAAAGATTGCTTGGTATCGAAGCAGTAAACTTGGAATGTAGCGGGTAAAACAAGCAGATAAAAGGCTTCTTTTTCTGAATAAACAGACTTCAAGTTAGCCAATGTTTCACCTGCCAATGATGAATTTAGGTCAAAACGAACATTCTTAGACAAGTCTCTCAGAGGAGCAGACTTCTCTTGAATTGTCCTCATCAGTGAACGAACACCTGAGTCTGACAAGAAAATCACATCAGAACCAACGCTTTGAATCGTATCTCTAGCAATACAGCCAATAGAGCCAATTGTGTCGCTCAGAACCAAGGATGCGGGGGTAGAAGCACCAGAATACACAAGAATCTGTCGTTTACCAAAGATAAACAAGAAATCATTGTGAGCTGCCAAGCCCATGACTTCATCTGCACCATTAGGCCATACACGGGAAACATCTAAATTTCCTGAAGTACCACCAGACCATACATGACCCGCAATCAGATCAGAGAAGGTAACTGTTACTTTGTCTGAAGATGTATTAGCTACCCACAAACGACCAAATGCTGAGATAGCAATGTTTGCTAAAGGAACTGTTCCTACATAACCAGACTTCTCCGAGACTCTTCTGAAGGTAGTAATACTGACAGCGGGGTCATAAATCAAAGGGTCATGCCCTGTTTGGAAGAAGTATGCAATCCCATTAAGAGTTGCACATTGCCAGTTAGATGCAGTAATAGTAGGAGCAGTACCGCCACCACCATAGGTCAACTCAGTCACCGCATTAGAAGTACCAAGTTTGAATATCTTGTTGTTGCCAGCAAATAGAACAGTAAGAGTTCCGTCAGTCTGGACTAACTCATGGATGACACCAACATCGTTAGCACCTAAATTGCCAGAGGAGGGATTAACCCTTGACCAACCTTTTCTAGCACCAATACGACCATACTGATCCAAGATGCAGTTAGTCGCAACCAAAGCAAAGCCAGCCCCTAAATCAAGGGGAGAATCTTCAGTATTCAGGCCATAAAAGCCTGGTGCTGAGAGACTGTAACTTTGGAGTTGTGCTGCCATTAGACCGCCACAAAGTTGTCTTCAGGATAACGAGTGGACTCCAATGCGATAGCGTCAGAAAGCATCCCTCTAAACAAGGCATAGGCTTCAGAAGAGGCAGTGCCACCATCTTCACCACGCTCGATTAGACCACGGGCATAGGCACTTTGAGTCACCAAATAGTCCAAAACCTTGACTGAAGTGCCATCAGCAGACAGATTAGCCTGTGGGATGGTTAGATCAAACTTCAGTGTATAGACACCATCAGGAACGGGAAACAAGTCAACCTTTGTATCGCCACTGCCATCTACACCACTAAAGCAAAACTCTGAAGGAATAGATTGTGAAGGTGTACCAAAGTTGAGCTTGCGGTTCATGTCCGCAACAGTGGTGTTATCTAAAGTAATAACACTTGTAGTGTTGATAGCGTCATTGATGCGGAACTTTTGACCCGCACCTGTCAAAGAGTAAGAACTTGTAGCAGATACAGTAGTAACTGTAATTGTCTGAGACAGCACATTCCAATTATAGGAATCTTCAATCTGACGTTTGGCATCATTGACAAACTTGCCAATCAAAGAAGAATAGGTTGTTTCGCCAACAGTAGATACTGTGCTTTCACGCAAGCGAACTAACACATCGTTAACAAGTTCTAAGTAGGTCATGTTCGTTGTGCTCCCTGAACCTCAAATGTTGCAATAAAACTGAAGGTACTACCCGCCTCAGTAGTAAGTTGAAGCCTATCGCCTTCTTCTAAAACAATGTAAGCAACACCATCAAACTGAAGGTATTCTTTAGAAGTTAAATTGTAAGACGTAAGAATATCCAAGGTAGTAGCCGCACTTGCGTCATACCATTGAACAGTAATGTGCTTAGTCGAACCGCCAGTGTTGTGAATGTACATCACAGTAAACTTGGCGTAGTAGCCTGTAGGAACTGTATAAACAGTTGTCAGCGTATTGGCTGTAGGGCTAATTCCGACTGAGGTTGGCCTCATTTACTATTCCTCTTAGAGATCGCTTTAGCCTTTGCTTTAGCGTCTTCCTTGGACGTTGCGCCCCAGGCTCTAAGAGAAAGAAGGAGTCGGGTAGGCTTTCCATCTTTCATCTCAGGGCCAGAATTGCCGCCCATTCGTGCTAGAAAGGATGCCCTACGAGGGTTGTCTCCCGATTTGACGGGTGGTTTTAAATTGCCACCTGTTTCTGCATTATACGATGCTCTGCCTTTGGCATTCAAGCCCCCTTTGGGGTTTTTTCCTTCTTTTGTTTGCCAAGCAGGACTTTTCATTTCTTCTTCCTTGACATACCTGCTTCAGATAAAGCAATAGCCAAAGCCTGTTTGGGATTAGTAACGACCTTTTTATTGGTAGTCAACTTGCCCTTGCCAAACTCAGTCATAACTTTGCTGATCTTCTTTTGGGCTTTAGTTTTCATATCAGTACAATATCTTTGCGATGATTGTTCCAGATGTATACGCTGTGCAATTGGCTCTCAAATATTTAGGAGCATTAGCCAAAGTAACAAAGCCA